CGATTCTGGTTTATATGATGCAGAATAAGTAGATAGAGTTAGGTCATAAGATTTGTTTGCAGTAAAACCCCGTACCTGTATGTCATCTTTCTCAAATGTCTTAAAAACTTCGGACATACTTTTTCCCTATTTTAGAATTCAAGTTTTACACGTACAAGAGCTTCTCTTGAAAATGTTTTTAATAATGGTTTGCTTAATTTTGCAATTGCTAATAATTCATTATTATCATTATATAGTCCTATTGAGGTTACATATGATTTTGGATCTCTAAAGTATGATGCATTTGCAAATGTTCCAGTAGATCCTGACGTAAATGTAGGATTATTTGAAAAGTTAAATTCATTGTTTTTAACCCTAATGAAATAATGTGTTGAATGAATTGTTTCTTTATTTCTTGCTGCAAGATATCCGACTTGTGCAGTTCCAGATCCACTTAAATGTGTAAAGAAGTCTGTTGTATTTGCATTTGAAACCGTTACTGCCGTTGAAGTATATGCAAAAGAAGAAGAATTAACTCGTATTCTTGCACTTCCACTAATTGCCATTGGATCTAAAATTATTACACCCATATCAGGATAAACTAAACCATAATGATATGTGTTTGATGCCATAACACCTGCATCAATTGTACCACTCCTAATAAAGTATTGTCTTCCTGCTTCGGTTACTGTTCCGTCAGATACTGTAGAATCATCAATTAGTTTAATTGGATATTGTGTTCCTGAAACATGTAATTCCCAATTACCTGGATCGATTTTTTCTTTCATTCTAGTTCTTTGGAAGTTTATAGCATAAATCATTTCAAGATTTGCCTTAGAATTAGGATGAACATTGTTTACAGTAAATCTATTGTCTCCTGCATTTAGTAATGTATTTGCATATTGAGTATATACAGCTTTACTTGGAGTAAATCCAACAGAAGTATATTGAGGAGGTTGTGAGCCTGATCCAGCATAGTGGCCGAATGCTAGAGCAAATTGAATTTCTTGGTTATTATTTCTTGATGGATCTTTTTGGTATACATCTAAATAGTATTCTCCAGAACTTTGACTTTGAGCAGAAGAAGTATGCATTCCTGTAATTTCTCCTTGATTTTCAGAAAATAATGCAGCAGTTACAACATCTGAATCTAAGTTTTCCACAATATCATCAGCTCCAAATTCAGAAAAAACTGAAGTTATGGCTCTCGGTGTAATAGGGTTTGGCCTAGGTCTTACAAAAGGTCTCCTACTTGGTTCTTGTTGAGGTCTTTCTCTGTCTCTAGTGACTCTATCACTTTGGTTTTGTCCTTTACTAGGACTTAATCTTGCTGGAGAAACTGGGTTTCCTCTGCTGTCTCTATAATTTGCCATTGTTTATTTCCCTATCTATATGCTGGTGACTCTAATATATTGGTACTAACTTCTTCTTTATTAACAGTGATAGTTACAGTTGCTGATCCACCTGTTTCGTTTCCAATAATAGTTAATGTTGTTGATACTGTCTGTAAAGGTTGTGCTTTTGCCACGATTTGAAATGACTTTCCAACTAAACTTATAGACTTAACGTTTGTTTCAATTGGACTAGGTACTGATGGATTAAACCTTGAATCTACAGCTCCTCCTGGTGCAATATTTAGATAACACACATCTGAATCTGCAAGGATTGCAGTATATCCATATGTATTATTTCCATTTTGAAAGTTTGTGGTTGATGGAACAACTGTTGCATTTTGCCCTGCTGATGTCAGTGTTATTGCTCCTGGTAGAGCAGTCACTACTGGCATCTTAGATATATTTTTTGGCAATGTAACCAATTTATATCGCATCATTTGTGTTTCATCTGGACTTGCTTCAACAATCGGCATTGATTCGATTGCTTGTCCATAATAGTTTGTTCCTAAGGCATGATTAACATCCCATAAGTTGTAGTCAATTTCATCATCTGCCAAGGCAAATTTTGTAATATTGAAAGCAGATCTATTTTTTGCTAATAGTTCTCTTCCTTTCTTTGTTAAGATTGCGTCAACAGTTATTGTTGTTTTATCTAAGTATCCCATTTAATGTCTCCATATTTTACAGATTATATCAATAATAAATATAATACTGTTTTAATTTTATATATATTATAGCACTTGATTTCCCTGAGGTGCATTTCTGCTAGACCTAAGGTAATTATATCTACCACCGGATGTAACTTGTCCTCTGCCAGCAGCCGGTGCTCTTCCGATTGGTCTTCCAGAATATTGACCTACTCCTCTACCTACACCTTCTCCAGATGTTCTACCTGGACCTTCACCAAGTGTTGCAGGTGCCGCTGTTATTGTAAACGGTGTTGTATCTATTATTTCTACGATTGGTCCACCATCAATTGTTTGTGGTGAATCTATATTAAAGTCTGAGGCTGACATCATGCAACCATCATATATTAAGTTCTGTAAGCCTTTAGCTCTATAATCTTGATATTGTGCAGATCTACTTAGTACAGATATTCCATTTAAGTTTTGTATTGGAGCTCCACTATGTGAAACAATGGCTTGTCCATCTAAATTTCCATATCCAAGGTCAGATTGACCAAACTGTATTCTTGGTACTTTTATACCCAATGATTGACTAAGTTCAGTTGCAAATCTATGTAGTTCAGTTAATTTATAAAAAGATTCTCTCTGATTTCCGATAAATGGATAGAAAAATTCTTTACCTCTATCACGACAAGACTTATTGTCAGCGTAAGAAGTTAAACCATTATTTAATATTGGATAGTTTCTGGTTCTATCAAACACAGGCTTATTTGGGAATAAGTTTGTCGGTAAATATTCATTTTTATTAAAGTCAAAGAATACTTCATCTTCTCTAGGATCCATAGGATGACTAACGTTCATGAAAACGTCTCTTTCCCAGTATGCATTTGCTTGAGTTACCTGTGTTCTTGTTGAATCACTTAAAGCTGTTATTTTTGGATGCTTAGTTACTGCTTTACCTCCAGCAAATCCATTGTCATCAGGAAATACGTGAAGTCTACTTGCGCTATGTGCATTAAATAAGCTAGTTTGATCTCCTTGAAGGTTACTGTAATTATATGGAGGAAAAAACGTTCCAAACATATTTGTATTACCATTATCTCCTGCTGTTGATTGTGTAATTGGTACAATATATTTTGCAGTTAGATCTCCAGACGAGTTTATTGCCGTACCCTTTTGATGTACAGCACCGGCTGTAAATAAACTATGGCCATTTATTGCTGTTTTTATATTTCCAGCTAAATTCACAGGATTACTATCATATAAAAAGACAGCTCCTGCTACATTTGCTCCTTGAGAAGCTGTTTCTCCTTCTGATGGGGAACCTGAATCATGACATAAAAATGTTACAACTGTTCCATTAGTTGCTGTAAGAACTATAGATTTTGACGAATATGTTTCAAATCCAGCATTAGGAAAGGTTCCTGCTAATCCTATTGTTGTTTTTCCTTTATCTGCAGCTACTGTTGTTACTCCGCTTACAAAATAATCTGAATAGTTTCCTTTTGAGCTATTCCAAGTAACAGGTAAATGCCATTCATATCTAGCTGCATCTCCATGCTGGTCTCTTTCCCAACACATAAAAATATCATCTTTAATGAGTGGCTCAAATGGACGCCTTATTACTGTTGCTTCGAGTTCACCAACAGTAGTTCTAAATAGTCCAGTTACATTTCTTTCTCTTTCACGTTGACCTCCAGTTCCGTATGAAGGATGAAGTTGTGGTAATTGGTGTGCTTGATCTCTATGTCCAGAATTATAATGTGGAGTAATTAAATCTCCATATCTAGATTCTTCAGGTCCATTATTATTCCAATTACTGTAGTATGGATCTCCAGGACCATTATGTTTAAATCTTCCTAATTCAGTTGTATTTCCATTTGCATATACTCTTGCGGACGCAGATCCTTCTAATTGTATATGTTCTAAGGTTGGCTTTCTAACAGGTATACGAGGTCTTTCTAAAATATGAGGTTCTATTGAAACATTAAAGTCTGGCTTATTTCTTCCAGGAACATTTCGTTTCATTTGACAAAGTACAGTATCATCATAGTATCTTATCATTTTAAAGAATTCTGAGTATTTAAACGGTCCAAAATGCTTTAACCAATAATGATTATCATAGAATATAACATCATCATAATATGTTTGATATTTTGCTCTAGGATCTCCAACCAAATCGTTAAATTCTATTCCACCCAATTGGTGTTCCATATCAATATTTATTTGGTCAACAGGAGTAAGCTGTATTGAAACTCTATTTACATCATTAGGATGGCCGTTAGGAACTTCAGCTTTTTTATTATAAGAAAGATTACCTTCTAATGAATTTTCTTCTATTCTTATTTTTTGCTGGCCAGCATTTAGTCCAATTGCATTTGGAACAATTGTTGCAACTTTCTCATATGATTCTACAAAATCAACCGTTCCATTAAATCCACTTGCTGTAATATTTGTACTTCTATTTGATTGAAATGGTCTTTCAATATCTTGATTTGGATGAGAAGATTCAATTATAGATCCATTATCTAAAGCGTACGTTTTTAAATCTGCTCCTAAAGAATATCTTGCAATAAGGTCAGAGTATGAGGATGTGTATGTATTACCATCAATTGCCATTGGATTAAGCACGTGATTATTAAATGCAGATTCAGACAACGGCTTCATCCAAAAACGGAATTCTTGTAGTGAACCACTAAAATTATGATAGTCAGTAACTATTGAGCCATCTTGTTCATTTGAACATGAAACATTGTTTATTGACCAATTTCCACTATTTACAGCTCCTCCTATAAAAAATGAGTCAAAGTTTTGAGCATAAGTACCTACCGTATATCCAGTATCAGATGATTGTGTGTTTTCAGGTGATAAAAAACTACTACTAACCCACTGTGTATCTATGTATCCATCAGAATTCCAACTTGCATTTGCATAAGACCCTAGTTCTGTACTACCTGTTGTTTTTAGGCTAGATGAAAGTGCATGTGTAATTGTTCCTCTTGACCAATCAGTAGACTTTTTACAAAATAAACTATATGTAAAGTTTTCAGTGTTGGATGCAGAAACTGTTGTTGCAGTTGGAGAGTTTCTATTAACCATTACGTTCCACCAATCTCCATCATATATCGGGGCCCAATCGGTAACCGTAGATATAAATTGTCCATCTGCATTTATTCCATCTAGTGTTTTAAGTGCAAATTTTACTCTACCATATTTACTATCATCAAGTGTAGAAAATGTTGAACCATTTGATGTAGTAGCATATGTAGCTGTTCCTTTGATTGTGGAAGCGTGTTCAACTGCAATAAATGAGCTTGAATTTATTTGAACCATCACCATGTCTTTCTTGTTGGCGTTGTTTTTTAGTTCTGTAAAGTTTGCTTTTCCACATTTTAAATTAAAATCTTTTAAGTCTGGAAGCTTAAACCTAAATTCTATGGTATCTGGAAACTGGCTTCTATTTCCATTATCTGCCATTATTGTTGGATGTACTACTTCATCCCAAGATGCGGTTATGTTTGATGTTCCAGTAAAGTTTAATCCATAATTGTATGTATCATATTCATAATATTCATTTGTAAAATACTCAGTAGGTACACATCCACCCCATTCCTTTATTCTAAATAGGGTTCTAGGTATACCATAAATATTCATATATGCATGAAGATTTTCCTTTGTACCTTTAGTTTTCATTAGATGTGGTAAATTATTTAATAATCTTTTTCCAAATTCTAATCTAACATTTTCTCGAGCTATAGAATGTGATGTTTGATAAAAATCAGATGCATATATTCTGGACTGTGAAAATTCAGAAGTACCAGCAATATAACTTCCAGAAGCATATTGATCGTCCGGTGCTTGCCAAAATGACCAATCATTTGTTTCAAAATAATTAGCTTTATCTCCATAATTTCCGTCTTTATCTGTTCCAATTACATACGTCCAAAGGTCTTGTTCGTTTGATTTCAAACATTGGCTATATCCTAAAGACTTTAATCCCATGTAGATTAAATCCTTTGATATCATATCTGAACCACTAAATTGTCCTTCGATTAGGCTTGCATCAAGTGCATTGTGCCTATCCCAAGTTTCAGGAATTGCAGTCACATATAGATAGATATTATCAAAAAACTCTCCAACCATATGTACAAACTTTACATATTCTCCGTTTATATTTTCATCAGTTCCTAATGTAGGATCTTCATGAATATGTAAAGGTATTGCGGTGTTTTGCAATGAATGAATATTTTTATCGTCATACATAGATGCAGAAGAAATTGCACCATCAAACCAGTCAATAGCCTCAGATGAGGTTACTGACATATTAATATGAGGAGTTTTAGGTATTGAGCCACTAGCATGTACAAATGACAATTTTGGCCAAGTGGTAGGATAAAAATCTCCTAATGAATTATTTTGATATGATGCAGATTCTTCATACAGAAATTTTTCATAGCCATCAAATTTTGAAATTATATTATTTTTTTGAGTTTTGAAATTTTCTACATTTTTAGTATAATAATATGAACCTGTTACGTCCGAATTACTCTGTGTTGCCAAAGAGTTAAATGAAAGATCTGCTATTTTATTGTCGTAAAACTCTAATTGAGAAATTTTATATTGGAAGTTTTTAAGTCGTTGTTCTGCAGATCCAAATCTTACAAAGTGGTCATATTTTCTATAATCAACACTAAGTCTTACATTATCTAAACTACTTGAGAAATATCTGTTTAGTACTTTATTTACAACTTCTTCTTTTGCATCAGTTAGAGTATTCCAGTTGTAAAAGTTTGAAGTTCCAGGACCCAATCCATCACCACTTGCAGCGCTAAAGTTTGGACCAGATAAGCGATTAACTTGTTTTTCTATTTCTGGAGATTCTACATAAACAGTTTCCTGTACCGGTGTTATCATTTCTTGTACAATCCAACACGGTTGTTTTACCTTTATTTCTATTGGAAGTGGTTCATATAACTTTAATACAATAGAATATGGGAATTCTGGAGTTGTAAGTTTATCTATCGACCAATTTACAATTAATGGTGCAAGACCATTTCCAAAATTAACATGAACATCTACCCAATGGTCTACAGATCCTTTAATTGATAACTTATCTGCAAAATCTTCAAATATTTCTTTTTCTGTTTGTGTAGAATCAGGACTAATTTTTAATCGTATTTCTTTTCTACTAGTACTTATTTCATCAACAAATAAATCATTTAGTCCTGGGTCATTACTTCCAACAACTGTTCTAAAAAAGTTATACTTTACAACAAAGGTACCGGCACTTACATAGTTTCTAATATCATTGTGCAAGTCTAAAAATACTACAGAGTCATTATTTATAGTTCCATCATCAAGAATTCCACCTTCTGCAACCTTATATGATGTTATATCTGGTTCTGAAAATAGTTTAGTTAATCCATCACTTGAAAATATATGTAATTCAACAATGTCTTCTACATCAATTGCCTTACCAAAGTCTGACAATATTGCCTTTGATGGAATAAGTCTTAAGTCTTCTTGTTTGTATTTAGTATTCCAAGTCATTATGATTCCTGTATTCTTGAGTTTCTACCTGACCTATTTGAAGGAAGGGTTGTTCTTACAACTTGCTGTTGTGGTTGAACAGTTACTTGACTTTTTCGTTGTTGAACTGGCTGTTCAGGAACTCTTGAAACTGCACTTGTTCTTGTTGGATTAACTACACGCTCATCCGATACATCGTTAGATTTTGGCTCTGGTCCATATTTTGGAACTCTCCAATCACTAAAACCACGATAATTATTTCTAACATACCATTCTTCTTGCAAAGTGTCCCATGCAGTTCTAAACCATTCATTATTTTCTTCATCAAAATCAAACCAACCATCTGTTATAGAATAAGATTGATTATGTTGTTGGTCTTCTATTACTTCACCAGTTGCTGCTCCGAATCCTATAAATTCGTTAGTTTCAGGATTAAGTATTTGGTCTCTTTCAATTATTAATCCACCTTTACATAAAATATATATTGCTGGTGTTTCAATTGTTCCACGTTCATTTTTTATTCTACAGGTATAATAGCCTGTTTCGAAAATTGTTGAATTTATCAATGATAATTTTTTTGTTCTAGAAACAACCTTATTACTAATTTTTTTTCTAGTTTCTAGTCCATGTTTTGCTGGATTATCTGAATTAAATATCCATTCATATGTTAGGCCGTCTTCAATTTCAATATCATCTTCGGCAAGGTAATTATATGCATCTGCAACTATTGTTCTACAGTGGTTTCCAGGAAATTGAAAAACTGTTGCTGATAGTCCTGGATCATCAAAAATTGAATAGCCATCAGATATTTTACCATCAACTGTTCCTAGTGACGGAAAAATAATAATACCAGTTGTTTCTCCAGAATTAGGATTCGATCGTAATATTGGAGGACCAGTTGGTCCATAAACAACATTTGGCAAAAGTTCAGTTATAGAGGTATCTATTACTTCTATGTATTGGTCTCTTTCTAAAACATATCTTTGTGGAAGTATAACAAAATCTTGACCTATAGCATCACTATTTAATTGTGAAACAATATTTCCATTAGGATCTCTATGGGTTTTATCAGCCGCTGTTTCTAAATAATCTAATTCTGTATTTATCTGGAATTCCTGAACGTTTTCAGCAATAATATGTGCTCCTGCATCCCAAGGATAATAGTCATCTTGTACTGTGGCAATTGAAACTGCTCCATTATCTGGCTTAACTATTGTTGCGTCTCTGCTTCCGACGTAATCACTTCTAGATTCAAGAGACTTTTCTTGTACCGACTTTACAACTGATTGACGTCTATATCTTGGTTTTGCCATCTTAATCTACTATTTTAAATGTTAGGTCATTGTCAAATATTTTTCTAATATTTCCACCATTACTTACACTTTTTATTAAAAACTTATATCGTCTATCTGATTCTAATTGGTCCATCCAAATATCAAAATAATTTCCACTACCATCACAACTAAGTTTTGTGTATGTTTCGTCGTAGTCAATAACAGTTTCTCCAGTATTATAATCTTGTATTGACCAATATGAAGAAGTTGGTAAATGTTTAACTACCATGTCTTCAGATGCAGACGCATACGTTTTAATAGGATATCGTTCTCTACCTACAACACGTATTCTTTCTTTACTGTCTCTATGTATTAGTTCTCTATTATTTTTTACATATACAAAAACATCACCTGAAATGTCAAGCTCACTTATTCCCGTTAACGTTAATGCATTATCATCCCATGCAATTTCTAATTTTGGTTGGTATATTGTATGTGTTTCTTTTGAAAAGAATAACAATTGGCCATAATTATTGCCATTATATTCTTGAATGTCAGACCGCTTAACAATAAATCCGTCGTTTGCTAAAACAGGACCTCCATTCCAACTACCACTAATCCAGTTTGTAACAATTTCAGTTACATCAAGTTCTAAGTCAGATGATTCATATGTAAAGGTTTGGCTAGCTTCACTAGCAGTCCACCAAGTTCCTCCTCCAACATTTGTAAGATTAACAAAGCTTGCAGTAGTTCCTGTTGTTAGTGCAGCACTTGCAGTTTGCCATGCAGTAGCAGCTGATTCACCATCTCTATATGTCCAACTAACACCTTCATTTGTTTTAGGATTGTGTGTAGATCTACCAATTCCCATTTCCCAAGACTGAGAAACTGCATATGCATTTATTTCGTATGTATAGGGTATTGCAACGGCTGCATGTGTATAAAACTTTAATTTTGCTCTAAACGTATCCTTAATATGGCCATCTAATATTGATTGTGATATGTATCCTAGGTCAAATTTTGTAAGTATTCTAGAATTAAAGGTATTATTTGTTGATGACTCAGATATTATTTTATCAATTTGTAATACTTCATCTATGCCAGTATTTCTATTTTCATATTGTTCATACATAGTTGAATCAATAGATGATGTTATATTATATATCATAATTATGCTCCTACTATTCTTGCTTCTATATCAGTGTCTGGATATTTTACTTCAAATATAGAAGGATCCATCGAAGGATAAATAATATTATTTTTTGTAGCTTCACCAATATCATAATAATTTCCAGAGTATCCAGATTCTGTATCAAACCTGTTTAGTATAGTTAAATTTAAAATGGATTGTACTCCTTCTACTTGGTCTAACACTGCTGCAAGATCTGATACTGATATTGGTTCATTTATTTGCCATTTCTCAATAGAAAAATATCTTTTTGCTTCATCAAGAGTTTTAAGTAATACTTCTTTAGTTATTACATCAGGCCTAGGCAATATTTCAAAACGAACTCCAATGTTTATAATATGGGCATTCTTAAGATTAATTCCGTCTGTTAACATTCTATATTTTTTAAGATATGTTTTTAGATTTGTTTTTGTTGCCAAATTAGAAGATAATAGTTGCTTTGATGAGTTGTATGATAGTGTATATATGTTAATTGCTAACGGATTAAAATCATCATTGCCTGTTCCTTGTGAATTTTGTTCATCTCGTTCAACATACGCTTTTGCAATACTTCCATATTTTCCTGGAAGAGAATATACTCTTGCAATATAATCTTCCTTTGTAACGGCTCTATTTTGAGATGCATAAGATGCCATAGCATTTTGTCTAATTTCCTCAACAGTTTCTTGTCCTCTTCCACCTGTTGCTGGACCAGGATTTGTACAAGCTAAAGAATCTTGTGCAAATTTTATAACTCCCTCATCTAATCCATCTGCTCCACCAATAAAATCCTTACTTGTAATGTCAGTAAGTGTCTTTGCTCCGACATTTGCTTGTATTCCACCACCAGTATAATATCTAACAACTAGTGTTGTATCCGATGGTGCTTGACCGTATCCTCTAGTAAATAATACATTTGTTGGATCGTATGCATTATCTAATCCAGCCGTATTTCCATATGGTAACTGCATTCCAATATTGATAGGATTTGGAAGTATTATTTCATCTGCATTTGCAGATACTCCTGCTCCAAAATGTAATTCTATCTGATTGTTTGATGTAATTCTTTTTGTAAAACGCTTAGGTACTCGTCGTAATGATAAAATATATGGTACCGTATCTTCATATGGAGATAATAGAGGATCTTCAGCTTCTCCCTGTTTAACCTCAGTATAAACTGTATCTTGTGCAAGATAGTCTACTTCATACCATCTATTTCCATCAATATCCTTTGCATCTACAATATCTATTATATTATTTGGGTCTAAACGTATTCTATCAAACTTTTTAGGTGATGTAAAGGTAAAGTTTTCAGATTCTAATTTTCCAGAAATAGCTTTAACACTTTTTTGTAATAAATAAAACTGAGGAACTCCTGTTGTTTCATCTACTTTATATATGGATACATCAGTTTGACTATTTGAACTTGAAAAAGCAAAGTTTACAGCTTCTAAAGTTCTAAATTCAACTTCAGCGTTTTCTGTAGATTTGATTGTCATTCCTTCTTGCAACTCTTGAGCATACCTAAAATCTGGAGCAATGTTAACTCCACTTCCAACTGCTGGCACTAAATGAAAAACATCTAGAGTCGTGGTTGCAGCAGAAGACGGTTGAGGTTTATATCCTAATGCTTGTGCAATATCATATATGTTTTGAGAATCTTCTGCGTGTAATAGCATGGACTCTTTAAGTTGATTATCTATATACATTGATAATACATCACCAACATATGCCGTCATTTCAATAAACATCATTCCAGGTGAAGTTTCATTAAAGTCCGTGTATGTGTCAGGAAAGTATACCTTTGCAAAATTAACTAATTTTTCTCTAAATTGAGAAAAATCTTTATTCAAATATTTTACTTCTTTTTTTACTAATGCCATTATTCTGCTCCGATTACGAGAACAACTGATTGTTCGTCAAACCTATTTCCTGCTAATGTGAAAGATATGCTTATTCTTACACCATTAAAATTATCACTAAAACCATATGATTGATCTGCAACTGCAACAATTAAGTCTGTTACAATAAGATATGGTAAAAATTTTGCTATTGCGTTATTTATTTCTTCCTCAATATTTACTAACATCTCATCCATATTAGGGTCAAATAAAAAGTCATATATACTAGTGCCTAGCTCAGGATGAAAAGGTCTTTCTCCTTTTCTAGTTAATATTAGGTTTTTAAGATTGGCTTTGGCCGCATCTATTGTTAACCTTGTTTGTGGAAATGGTGCTCCGCTAGCTTTTACCAATGGCAAGTCTATTCCTACCGCAATTCTTTCGTCTTCATCGGCCTGATTAATCCTAAATATTTTTCTAGCAGGTATTGCCATTTATTAAGGTCTCTTCTTTTTAGCGTTTTCGTCTACTTTTTTCATTAGTTCAGAATAGTCTTTTGTTAATATTTCTGCCATGTCATCACTAACTTGTACGTGTTTTCTATCGTTAGGAAGCATTTGCTCTACAGTTGGTTTTCCACCAAACATTTGTTCTGGTGATTGTAGTCCCATTGCACTTGCCATTCCAGCCTTTCCATTTGTAAAGGTGCCACCACCCATAGTTTTCCATTCTTCATTTGCTGTTTCGTTTAGTATCTTATTTAAAACAGGATCTTTTGTAAACTCAACAGTTTTTCTTTTTTTCTTCTTTGCAGTAGTTCCTTGTTCGTAAGGGTTTTTTGGAGAATTTGCCATTTCAGCTAAACTCATTCCGTGCTTAATATGCTCTGGTGTTAATTCTTTTTTGGTTCCCAAAGCTTCTTTAAGTTCTTCACGAACTACTGTTCTTACTTCTTCTCTAACTGCTTTTTTTATTATTTCTAATAATTTTTTTGATGTGCTCATAATATTTCTCGTTACTTATATAAATATCTCATTGATTACGTTTTTAGTCACTATATCCAAGGTAATGGTCCAATTGGTGGAGCTCCTGGAATAATGAATGTGCCAGTTGGAAACCAACTAGCTAATATACCTCCAAAGGCATTTCCCATTGATAATGCATCAGCGCCAGCATCTCCCATTGAAAATACACTATCTATTGGTGGAGGTCCTGCTGGAGGTATTGCTGATAGTGCTGGACCTAAAAAACCCGGTACCATTGAAGCAGCAAATGTTACTAGTGCAGACTTTAACATCATTCCGGCGTTGTCGTTATCTGAATTCCATCCTGCTAATGCTCCTGCCATAGCTTGTTCTGCTACACTTATAGTTGATGATGGTGCTGGCGCCATAACTAAAGCTGCTCCAGCTGCAGTTGCTTTGGCCCAACCTTTACCTGCATCTCCTTGCGCTTCTCCACCTGGAACATTTGCTCCGAATTCAGCGTTATATACATTTGCAAATAATGGTGCTCCGAATGGCATAACCTCTCCTAATTTGTTTTAGTACAAAAACTATTTTGACTCAATATATCTGGTGCTTTAGACTTTAAGCTTGAATAGTCTGCTGCATTTATAGGTGTTCCGCTTGGTCCACATGCTGTTGGATGTGTTTCTGCTGAAAGCGCATCACATAATTCTTGTAACCAATCAACTAAAGTTTGACCTAGTGCTACAGGCTCTGCTTCATCAGTTGATGCATTTCCTAAATATATTTTTGGTGAGTCTATTATTGTGTGGTCATCTGCATCTACATTGAAAGTACCTTCTGTTGAAAATCCAACTGAAACTTTTGCTGTTCCTAAAATACTATCTGTTTTTGCATTAAACACTATTCTATCTGAATTTAATATGATTTGATTTCCTTCATAGGCATCTTGCTCGTCAGGATTTGAACTATTATGATATGAATCCTTATTTGTACTAGCAATTTCTAAAGGTATAATTTGTCCAGCTGCTAAAACAACCTGTGTTCCATCTCCTGATGTCGACCAATCTTCTATATGATAACCTTCTGCTGTGTCAGATGCATCACCATATCCTACATTCATAGTTATTATTGGATCGCCTTTAGCACCTCCATCTGAATATAGGTTTGGATCTCCTGCTTGTGGATCTGCTGTACTTCCAAATCTAATTGAATTTCCCCATCTACCTTGAAGAATCATATCACCTTCATATGGTTGTAGGGTTTGTATTTCTTTTGACTCAAATGAATTACCAAGTGTTGGTCCTTCTGGTTCTGCGTCTCCTTTATGTCTATCAAATTCACTAGGAGTACCAAGTCTTCTGTCTAGTGCATAAGACGCAAAGGGCAAACTATTTTCGTTTACATCATTAAATACATTCTGTGGATATGGCAACCAATATTTCATTGTTGCGCCTGATTGTCGCTGTGAATCTGCAGATGCTCCATCCATGCACATTACTAGTTCACCAATTAAAGGGTATTGTATATTATTTGCAGACGCTGGTTTTAACCAATTTAATGAATAATCACTTTGATTTCTTTGTGTTTGAATTAGCCTAACTAAGCAACATCCAACACCATTACCAGTGTCTGTATATTCTGGATGTGATTCATCAAGTATAATATCAACAACTTCGCCTGCTTCAACTGCTAGTTTTGACGGTTGTCCGGTAATTCCGCTTTGTTGTCCACCTGTATTTATTGGCATGTTTAGGTCTCCTTATTTTTTTCTATTTCTTCAATAGAGTTTATAAGTTGTTTCTTTTCATCATCACTCAATGAAAAATCTCCTCCGCCTGTTTCAGCTCTTTGTGTTGCTCTTTGTATTATTCCTGCCATCTTTATTAAATGGTCATCATTTTTAAGTGATGCATCAATATAGTCTTTTATAAGCGGAACAATGACAGTTGCGTCTGTCATGTTTTTAATTAAACCTTTTAGTTGGCCAATTAAAGTATTTATTTGTTCATCTTTTTTTCGAGAGTTTTGGTAAATCTCAGAGAACAAGTTTGAAAGGGTTTTACCCTTAAATATTTCATCGTCGAACATAGTTATCTCCTAGTATATCTACTTAATCTATATATAAATATATCCGAGCTTATAAATAAAAATTGCCCAAGCACTTTAATAAGCACCTGGGCAACCTCTATACAAGTAAAACTAATTACTTCTTAACAAAGAATGATGCTACAATTAGTAGAACTACTAAACCAGTAAATCCACCTTGTCCAAATCCATCAACTAAAGCTGTTAAATTTGCAATTACATCCATTCCAAATACTGAACCACCTGTTACAACGAACCATAAGATCGTTACTGGTAATACAGCCATAAGAATTGTTGTTAATCCGCCAAAAAAGCTTGCAATCATTTTAATTACATTTTCCATTTTGATTTCTCCTCTTGTTATTTGCCACTAGCATTGACTAATTGTTAATTACTTAGAAACGGTAAGCCAACCCTAGGTTGAACGTACCTTCTCTATCTCCGTTTGTGTCTTCTTTAAGACCCATTGTATAATTTGGCTCTATTGCTAGAGTTTTCCATACTACAAATGAATAACCTAAACCAATTGTTAAGTTGTCCATCATTTCTTCAGTTGGTGCTTGAACAGAAACAAACATATTCGCGTTGTGATTGTAACGACCGAATACATCATAGTTTTTGTCTCCTACTGAATCTTCACCGGCAGCGATTAGACCAACAGTCCAAGTATCGTTTAGTACATATCCGATACCCATATTGTCAGTTAAGCTTGAAAGCTCGAAATCTGCTCCATCTTCTGGTGCATTATAGGTTGTGATAACCATAAAGTTTTGAGCTCCTGCAAACAATGTTGCGCAAGCTAATGTTAATGTTAAAAATAAATTTCTCATAAATTTTCTCCTCTTTTAATTGTTATGCTAGTAACGTTTTGTGGCCACTATTGACCGTGTTCAAAATTAAATATACTAAATATTTCATCTAGATATTAACTTTTGCTTCTTGATATTTTTGGAAAGTATCTGAATATTCCTTTTTTATTATATTGACAACCTTCGTTATGTACTGAGTTCTAGTGTTTGTCATTTCTCTAATCATAATATACAGTGCTTTCTTATTAAAATTTTCTATATTGTCTCGTTCTCTAAATAATTGTATAACGGCATATGCTATTTTTCGATCCCTTTCACTTTTAAAGACCTTTGGTATTTGTCTATCGTAGTGGTCAATAAATGCTTCCATAAAAGCAGCACGTTGGTCACTAAAATCTTTTTTTGCCTCTTCATTTGTAACGTCTCTCTGTGTATCTATGGCTAATACAGGCGCCTTTTCTTTCATTGCTTTATAGTTTTTATTATTGTTTTGTATTAAATAATTTTTTGCAACTATACTAAAATATGAAAAAGCTTTACCTTTTCCTTCTTGAAATTTTGGTAATTTTTCAAGCATAAAAGCTACAACTTCTTGTTTTAATTCTCTTGCACCATAATCAAAATAATAAAACTTAAATGTATGAATAATATTTTCTGAAAGTTTATCTAGGGCCCTGTGTATATGTTCATTAAATACTTTATTTCGTAGTTTTAAATCAGACTCAGCATTATATGCTATAATAGCGGCTTCTGTTATTGGTGTAAAATACATTTTGCTTTTTCTAGGTCTGCCTCGTTTTTTGCCATTTGCTGCTAAGATTGCAATTCTTTCTTCTTCATCTTGCTGTTTTTTTAATTCTGCGTAAAACTTCTCTACTGGTTTCAGTGGTTCCATTACAATTTCTCCAAGCTTTCAATTAATTTTAATATTTGTTTGAATGTTTGACCAACCTCATCATCACTTTCAAAAATGTTTCTATGGTCAATTTTACGAATTCCATCCAAAACTTGTTGTAATTCTTTTCTAGTAGACAACAATAATTCATCCGTTTCGTCTACAGTTTCTTCATAGAGTTCTACTTTTTTTAACATATTAAAGGTAGAATATCCAAGAAAAATACACAATAGTGACAATATAACAATTGTTATTATCACTTAGTATCTCCAAATAAGTCCTTAAATAAGTCTTGTGCATTATCATTTGCTGTAGAAATTTTAGGAGCTTTTTTCTTAAATGTTGGAGCTGAGTTTTTAACAAGCGGTGCTGATGCCGTTATTCCTCCTCTATTCCACATTTCAAATTCAATCATTGATGCCATATGGTCTGCTTGATGTAGTAATAATGGCATGTGATTTCTAAGTTTTCTATCTTTATCCCATGTTTTAAGATATGCAGCATTTCCGTCATCATATAATCCATCATGAGTCATTATTGCAATCATCTCATTTTGAGTATACTTTACATTAAATTCTTGCAATAGCCATAAGCTACGGTGTGGTACTGTCATGTTTTGAATATTTGGATTGACATTATAAACCTTGCCTTGATTCTTTCTATGCCATTCACTTGGATTTGGTACATAATAATCGTTTTCAATATCTCCAACTTTTCCTAGGTCGTGATTAAGCGCAGAAAAAGCTAATTCTTCTATTGTATAGCCACTCATATCGGCTCCCATATCTTTCCACGTTTTATATAGTGTTGCAGAGCATTTCATTACTCTCAATACATGGTCGACATATCCACCAATAAAACAATTGTGAAAATGTTCTATTCCAGATGCTGGAGCAAACATCATTCTATCCTTTAGAGTGTCATATAGGTTTGTTAAATTTTCTAATCTTTCTCCTGAAAAGGTTGTTGATATTTTACCCGTTAACTGTTCCCAGTTTTCTGCTATTTGTTGTTCTGTTAATTTCATATTTATCCTATTACGTCTATTACACCAAGTTCTAAAGCCTCTTCTGCGGTTAAGTAAAAATCTGACTTGCATTTACTTTCCCACCATTTGGCATCTTTTTTAGTTTTGTCACCTAAAAGATTATATATCTTGGTCTCTACAGCCTTTGAATATTCTAGGCCTGCTCTTACATCTGACAATTTACCTTGAGAAAACGTGGATCCTTGATGAAACATTATTGTTGAATGCTTAGATGCAGCTCTTTTACCTGTTCCACATGCTAATATAATAGCCGCAGCAGATTGTGCTGATCCTCTACAAATTGTATTTACCTTAGTTTCAATTAGCTCCATAAAGTCAATCATTCCAAACATTTCAGAAACATCACCTCCTGGAGAATTGATAATTAAGTTAAGTGACTCTTCACGATACTGTTCATCTCGTTCTCTAATTACAGTTCGTATGCGAGTCATAAAGTCAAACAATGTATAATCAGCAATTTCGCCTATTAAATATACAACACTTTCTGGTATCCAAACTCCTCTGTCTGATTCTTCCCATTTTGAATTGGTTTCTTGTTTTGGCAAGGTTGTTGAATCTATTGTTATTGATTCTTTTCCTGGCATTTCGCGTTCGTCTTGTTCGTATATACTCATATTAGTCAAATAATAATTTTAATTGTTTTTTATCTTTTTCTAGATTTGGGTCTTCTATTTTACCAAATGTATCTTTAACAGAGTTAGTATGATATCCGATGGCATGAGCCATTCGTATACATATAATCTTAAACTCGTGGCATGTCATACCTTTTGGTAATGTAAAGTCTATAACCTTTGCTTCTTTAGTAGATTCACCTCTACTATATGTTAGTTTATTTTGCATGTTTATTAACACGTAAGTTCTCCATATTATCTAATTATTTAGTATAATATAAACAAAATATCTTAAACGGTAAAATAATCTAATACTTTTTTTCGAGGTACTCATTAGCATCAAACTTTCTAGGGAATTTTCCAGCTAGAATTCTAGTTTCATACTTAATGTGTTTTTCAAAAACCTTTTTATCTTTTTTCCATCTCAAGTCTGTATATTCTTTCTTGAGTTTATATAACCTACTTCCTGCTTCTTGTTTTATTTTTAATTTGTCTTTTTTATTTAGCTTGTTTCCACTATCTTTTATTTCACTAGGCTTTAGTGTTCCTTTTAATTCAGGTTGTTCTTCTCCTTTGTGATATACAGTTCCATCTTTATCAACATATACTGCCATCCATCTCCAACCTCTTGGCCTGCCTGTTGACTTTTTGCCTAATAGTTCTGGTCCACCAAACTCTGCATTTATTCCTTCAGATACACATACATGGCATGTTACAGCCGTTGCATCTTCACCGCATTTCGACATTTGTCCGCAAATTCTACATTCCATTTGGCGATACATTGAATTTTTATTTTCGTTCCAAGCTGTTCCTTTTACGTATTCTACAAAGTATTCTTCGGGTTTTTCCATTATAATCCTCTTTTTAGTTTGTTGTCTTCACCATATATATCGTCAATTGGTATATCAGACCTTAGTGACTTTTCAACAACAAAAGGTCCTTCAAATTCTATTGGTCTTCTTTTTAATTCTAAATCATCCACAATTAAGTCTTCTTCGTTTATTTCTGGATTTGGCCATGATTTTGGTATTGCATATTTTTTATTAAATTCCATTCCTTCTGGTACAGACATTTTAATTTTAGGTTTTATTTGTGCAAAGGCCATGTTGGCTGCAACAACTAGAGCTATAGCCAACGGATCGAATACAAATATAATCATTAGTAAAAACCAATTAACAACCTGATTCATATCTTTTCCTGTAGTTGCAGCTAAATATTTTAATGGGCCCAACTCTCGTTGGTCTTCATTGTCTATTTCTTTATTTAAAATTGACATATCAGTTTTTGTAATAGAATCCGTCACAGCAGTTAGTTTATTATTTACATCATTTCTATCATTTAAAGCTCTAGCCAATTCATCCTGTAAAGCCCTTCTACTAGACGATGAGGTTGTAGTAATCAGTTGCCCTGATTCTTTATCGACATATTGAACTTGTGCTGGATTTGATAATGATATTCTTAAATCTGAGATTGATTTTGATAGTCCAGCTTTTTCATATTTAAGGTCTTGTTTAGTTTCCTCAAACCTAACTTGTTTTTGCTGTAATATTGCAAGTGACTTATCAAGCAATTCTGATTGTGTTGCTGTTGATTGGTATGCTCCAGATAAAAATCCGTATATACCTCCACTAGTTATAATCATAAGAACAAAACATGCAATTGCCAAGTATGCCCTTAAGAATTTATTTATAGTATCCCAATATTGATATAAAAGAGATGCTACTACTAATTTTGCAAATTCTAAAGATCCGGCCATTATAATTACCTGTAAGCTGGCTCCTGCAAATAGTTTACTCAGTCCAAAGACAGAATAAAATGCAGCTGAACCTGATACTGCTAGTGCAGATATGGCAATTAATAATGGAAGTATTCTAGCTTTCATGCTCTAGTCTTACTCTATCTTCAGCTTTTTTTAATAGGTTTTTTATCTGTGTAACCATATCTAAAGTGTATTTATAATCTGCTTTGCTTGCTCGTAGTGCATTTTCTAAACTGTATGCTAATTGACTAGCTCTTTCTAATGCGTTTTGTACTGGTATCTTGTTTTTCATAATGTTCTCATATAACTTTTAAATGTTCTTTGTTAAAAATAGATATGTAAAAATTTTTTCTCCGTTAGGACTAATCTTATATCGTTCTTCTAGAAAGTAATTTCCTCTAGATACTAATAAGTCCTTAACACCATCTAATTTTTTTATATCTTTACTGCTTATTGCTAATTTGTCTCCAACTAATTGTACTGTTAAATATTTTCCTGCTGGAAGAGGATAATACTTTAAATTTCTTTTCTTTTTACTACCTGATATAGACTTTAATTTTAACATAAACTCTAAAACATCTGTAGGTTCAATTAATCTTTGATTCTCTACAATTCTAGTCATGTAGTATTCTATTTCTGAGTGATGTAGTGTATTCCACCATGCATCAAACACATTTGGATCTTTAGTAAACAATTCTTTTTGGTCTTGTTCATCTACCATTTTCCAAACTTGGTCAGACATTATCTCTACTTCATTATCCTCAATAAAATCAACATAGTCATCTAATTGTTCTCGTGTCATTGAAGAGAAAAAGTCAATAAACTCAGAAAATTGATCTAATACTGGGTCTTTATTAATAATTTTAAACAGACTTTTAGTTTGAAGAGGAGATATTCTACTCAACAAACTATCAATTTCATATTTGTCCTTATATTTCCAAAAATCAGAAGAAGGATCTAATACATCGTCTATTAACCAAGTTTCATTTATCATAATTTTCTTTTTAGCCACCATCACCACCCAGCTGAATTCTTTTAGCTATCTGTGACGTCTCAGACGCAAACAACTTGAAGGAAGAATTCCTAATACCCTCGTTCTATATTTTACC